TGACCTAAGAAAATCATAAACTTATTTAACCGTTGGACGAAGAACGGAGTAAACTTCTTTATACTATAGCAGAAACTAAAGGCATAACCTCTTGAACAGTTTTAACTGCAGTATTTATCATAGAGGAAACAGATAGATCTCCGGTGCCAACTTTTGCAGCTTGCATCACAGTTTGATCTGTATTCAGAGTCTTCTGATTCTCTGCTTTGATAGAATTTGTAGCAACGGCAGTTCCAGTAGGATCACAAGGTGTATCAGTTTTACCAGTAACTTGTTGACCAATTGCTTCGAAATGAACAATAGCTTCCCAATTAAAAAAGTCTCCAGAGACAGGTGCTCCAGTAATTAAAATACCAATAAAATGGTTTTTATTTAAAACAGTAGACCAAGTTGCATTAGCAATAGTATCAGGAGCGAATTGAAAATCAGATTCATCTACAGGCGTATAAGACAAATAAACCCAAGGATCCTTCTTCATACGTTGAGAATCAACAGATAATGAAAAGAAACTTTCATATGTTCCAATTGTATCGAGAGTCAAAGCAGACAAAGTCTGATGATCAGATTGTTCGACACAATTATATAAACCAGAAGCTAAATTAGATGGACCAATATATTTAACTCGAATTTGAGCACCAACTATTCTTTCACGAATACCCACACCACCAACAGACACAAGATTTGCCGTAGTATAATCGGTTCGTAAACTAGCAGCACCACTAACCCACGCAGCTCCAGAATCCACTAAGGGAAAAACATTGGAGCCAAGAGATGTAGCACCGTTAGAATAAAGAATAGGGCAACTAACATTAGTATTATTAGCATTATCATTAGCAAGTCTCCAAGGAGCAAACATAATAAAAGCTTGACCAGTGCTAGTCACTGTTAAGGTACCCTGAGCTCGACCATTAAATTTTCTAGTTTTAATAGCAGGAAACATAGGTATACAAGGTAAGTCTTTAGATAATCCTCGAGGCACTTTACTAGCGCATGAATTATCCTGCCACCAGAAAGAACAGCGGAGTGCAGTCATATAACCTTTAGCACATCCACTTAAATTAATTTTAGCACGTTCTTCATAACCAGTAGTACGCTTATTCTGTGGTACAGCACGTTTAACCGGTTGTTGGCGACGACCTTTAGGTTTAGGATTAGGTTTTCTACCCTTGTTTTTAGTGCGTTGGAGATACTTATTGTACTCAACCTCAACAGCATCATTATTCAAGGAGCCAAGACGTTTTTTATTCAGTGCAGTCCACTGAACAAGCGATATCGGTTGGCCATTTCCAAATTTATTGAAAGAACCTTCTTTAAACATATCCCAAAAAGTAAACACTGACTTCTCTATTGGATAATCCCAAATAAACATAAATTCATGAGAGGCAGGTCTAGGAAGTTTTCGAAAGCTTTCAACCAACAAACGAATAGGTTTAAGAAAATCAGGAGCCCAATTTTCTAAGTAACCAGAAACCTGGCTACTCCAATCATCAAAAGCATCAGTTGCAGTATCACCTGTTCCAACTATATTTTGAGGTGTCTCAAAAATACAAGTTGAAGAACAAGTAAAACTACTATCCGATAAAGTAGTGATGGAGGGCTTAGTAATAGTATATTGCATAGCTAACATTTCATTACCATATTCATTAAAAACACCATGTTTTGGAGTTTTGGCAATTCGAGCCTTTGTAATTTTATCATCATATTCAAATAAAGAACCAGGATACCGATTAAAATCTATAGATCTACTCCTATTGGAATAGTTCTTAACAGTATTTCGATATCCATGAAAAAGACAAGCTTTTCCGTGGTCCCAACAATAATTACAATTATGTCGATAGCCAAAAAACTCTGTTTGTTGTTTTGGATCGTAGAAAGGATCACATTTACTCCAATCTTCAATATCATTCACTTCGGGTATAGACTCATAATCCATACTCTCTTCTTCAGTTCTACAACATTTATGACAAAAATCAGGACATTCATATCTTGTCCCGTTTACATATTTTGATTCTTGATTAGAAATCATATTAAATTTAATTAATGGGCCACCACCTCCGATTTCAACATGAATAGGAAGACGAGATTCAGACTCAAAGCCTAAATAAAATTGTTCTACATCCTCTTCTGATGGAACCCCCAAATTAATCATAAATTTAATCTCAGGCTGACCTGAAGATTGATAATGTTGTAATAACCGCATATATATCCTTTTTATAAGAAAGTAAGTATCTTTATAAGCAAAACTCATCAATAATAATGAGTATACTTGTTGTAAATATTGCCAATCTTCTTTCTTTCTAGGAGTATACAGAATAGGATGAACCAATCGTTTAATATCCCATTTAGGAATAAAAATATTCGGATTCTTCCAATATGGTTCAATAGTAAACCCTAAAAACTGCAACTCATTAAAAGGATGTTCAATACCACCAACCAACCATTTACACACTAAACCATGTTGATCTAGCAAACGTTGTTTAACAAGGTTTTCATCTAACATAAGATCAAATTGTTCCATAAGGAACATTGCATTATCATCTCCATACAAAGCTATTAACTGCTTCGTTATCAAATATTCTGGAGGTAATTCTTTATACTTATGATAGTATGTATATACCAGTAAGTCCGCTACAACTTCAAAGCCAGCTTCAATGTTGTTAGTAGTCGTTGTCCCTGATCCAGAGTTATTACCCCGAAGACGAACAACTATATCACCATTGTGAAAAATTATAATGCTTCTTTTCCAGGCATCACGAACCCATGCTGCTATATCAGCATATTTAGATTTTGGATTCGCATTCTTCCAGAATCGAAAACGGCGATCAGCCACCCAGTGTAGATAAATTTTCCTATCATAACCACTAATATCCCAACAAATTCTAACTACATATAATAGTTTACCATTTTCATCTTTAACCATTAAGTCCTTGTACCACTTATTAACCCCTCCATAGAAAGGATTAAAACCGTATTTAGACCATTTAAATTGTTTAAGATTTTCATTTCCCTGGCCATACAATCTCAATTGCCAATATAATAAATGAGCACCGGTCGTTTGAAAAGTTCGAGATTTTTTATCCCTAAAATCCTGCATATCCGCAAGTTCTTCTTTTCCGACTGACTCATATAAAGGTAAGAGATCTTTTAAAAAATCAACATTTTCAAAATTATTTAACCAAAGACGGGATGAGTATAATTGATCACGCGTTTTAAAACCACAAAATTTTAAAGGACATCCAACTCCTTTCTTAAGATCTAAATGATCCAAAGTTTGCAGATCTGTCCATTCCTCAGCTGTGAGAGATGGTTCCAACATATTATCCGCAATAACTTGAGCATAAGCTCTGAATTGGTCCAATTTTGGCCAAGGTCTAACATCATCAATTCGCATTTCTGCTAAATTTATTGATTCCATAGTGGGCGTATTATAAAAATAATCACCACACTGAGGTAACAATGCATTCCATAAATTAGAATCAATTTTTGATAAGACCGATGGTCGACAGGTTGTAGTTTGAGCATTAGCAACAGTCCGCTTCCGGAGTATGGGATTCAATTTCCCTAAAAAGATTAATTCTTTATACTCTCTAGATGGAACACCGGCTGTTATTAAATTTGAACCTTTTGGCAGGAGAGATTCAAAAACTCCTTTAGATACCCCTTTAGATATACCACACTCGGGGATTTCGAGTGTAGGGTTTAAAAATCCCGAAAGAATTTCACAGGAAGAACAACCCCCCTGTTCATTTCATTATCACTAGAATTATGTAAGCCAACAATATTATTATTAGTTACATAGGGAGAACCACACTGACCCCCAAAGGAATCCGATTTGTGTGCGATCACTTGATCATTATCTCCATCTGGTTCAACATACATTCCAGATAACCAAACTTGGACTTGTTTAGTAGGATCAGAAACATCCAAAGAATACAATTTTACATCATCAACTTTGTCCTGCATAACAGAATAAGTTAAAACTTCTCCTTTCGGCATAACGCTAGAAGGACATGTCATAGCAGAAATATCATTATCATAATGATGAGTAAATTCTAAAGCTTTAAATCCAAGAACATAAGAAATATAACATTTATTATCTCGCAACTGATGTGTACAAGTAGTTAAAACACGTATACCATTACTTATTCCTAAAGTAATAACCCCATTGTATACAAAATCACCATTTTTCTTTGGATCAGGTATATACATTGGAATCAATGCTCTAGTTTTTTCAGCAGGAGACTGTTTAGAAACAGACTGATTATTAGTAGTTTTATTAACCACAGCTTCGTGATTAATAATCTTTTTAGTTTCTTTCTTAGTATTATTTGGGAGATTTTTAGAATGTAGTGCTTCAGCTTTTTCCCGCAATTTTAATTCAGACATTTTATCACAAAAAGCAAAAAAATCTAATTTTTCTTCAGCAGGTAGTTTAATATTTTTAGCCCAAGCTTGACCAAAAATAGGCTGACATTCTTTACAAAACATACGTTCCTTACTTGGTTTCTTACTTCTATTAGAACTCTTCTTCATATACTCTTCAAAGGGTAAATGACACATACGACATTTTAAGTCAGTTTCTATAGAAGATCTTGGCGAGTTTTTTTTAAAACAATCCAAGCATAAAGTGTATTTATTATTAACGACAGCTTTATCACACAAAGGTTCACTACATTTATTGAAAGTTTCATTATTTTTACTTTCTGGAGTTTTTGGTTTACTCTCAACCTTTGGAGTTTTCGGTTTACTCTCAACCTTTTTCTCAGTAGATGGTTTACATCCAGCCCAATGCGTGCAATGATGTCCACCACAAGCCTTGTTACAATCATGAAAAGCGTCAATAGGTAGTTGCATAGGACAATCCTGTGCATGACAACATTCTTTCTTAACTTTCTTTTCTTTATTATATTTATCTAGGCATGGAGTACAATAATCTTGACCTTCCAAGGATTGATTATTTTTACACATCTTACATTTGAGAACAACTTCAAGAATTTGTTTCTTCACCTCTTCTTTAGTTTTCTTTTTAGAAACATCAAAAGGTACCGGAGGTGTTATAACTTCAATAGTTTTCTCATCAGTATCAATAACAATAAGATCCTCTTTCATTTTACGGGGTTTTTCGCTATTAGGTAATTTCTTATCATTATTAACTCGAGTCTGCTTTCTATGAGCAGGTCTACTATCAAAATCATAATTATTAGCATACATCTGATCACAATCAGCTGTCAATCTTGCTAAATTACGAGAAATAAGAGATAAATTTCTACGTGCATTATCAAGAGCATCCTCTTCATCGGCAGTACCCGACCCATAGGACGATATATTTAAAACAATATCTTGATAGTCATACATTTTTTGACGAGCATTATCTCTCTCCTTACAC